AATAGCACTAACTAATGGTGCTAGAATATAATTCCATACAAGAATAAAGATAAGAACATACATAAGTAATGGTCTCCATGAAGATACAAACCAACCTGCTTTAGCTTCTGCTTCAACGATCCTTGCTGATGCTTTTAATTCTTCAGTTCCTGATTTAAGTAATTGTTCATTAAGTTCTGTTTTTAATTTAGCTGCTAAATCTTTATCTTGAATAGATTTATCTACTACATCAAATACTTTAGATAAAATTGGAGTTAATGCAGATAAGATTGGTAGCATATTATTTATTATTAGATCTGTTAACTGATTTAGATTGTACGTTTAAATTACTCATATTGTTGTTCATTGGATTTCTATCTTTATGATTAACATCTTTACCAAGTAATGAAGACGATCCTCGTTTCTCGCTTAATAAAGAACGAGCTTTGTTTCGTGAAGCTCTACGCTTTATTTGCTCTGGCTTACTATGATAATTTTTATATTCTTTCTTATAATCTCTCATTTTAATAACAGCTTGATACCAGCTGAGATAACTCTTCACATCTACTTGGAGACTGACGATACCAATTAGAATTAATCATCTCTGCCGCAGCTCTTATATAATCATGTTCTTTCAAAGCTGCAAACATATTCTTAAATTTAGAAACACCATTTTTACCTAATTGAAATACCATTTCTATAATAACTTCTCGCACAAGTGGTGCTACAACATAACCTGTTAATAATTCATCAGCACCTTTAACAGCTTTAGCAAAATCTTTTTCAAACAGTTCTTCTAATAATTCTTTATCGTATATAATACCTTCAACAAAATCATCTTCTTCAGTTAATAGATGACCATAACCAATTGTTTGTTTACCTAATGAATCAATGTAAACTTTACCAAGATAACCTTCGTGTTGCTTTATTCTAGCTTTTAGTTGTTCGTACATTATTTAACAATAACCTTTCCATCTTCATGAACATAAACTATTTTAACATCCATATTCTTTTGTTTAGCAGAAGGTATTCTGTTGATACGATCATTCTTTTTATTTTGATATGAATTTGATTTTCTATATGAAACAGTTTTAACATCATAATTGTTATACTGTTTTGTTTTAATATTAAATGTAACGATATCAATTGGCCCAACACCACCAAGAGCAGTGAATACAATAAGATTCGGATCTTTAGCAAAATGAGCTTGAGCTAATGCTTCGCTAACTAACCCCTTATCAGATTTTTTCATGTTATCTTATAAATCTGAGAATACCAGCGACAGCACCTACTAATCCACCAATGATAATTAGAAAAGCAATAACACCTTTTCCTTTATTCATATCACCACGAAGATCTTTAACATCAACTCTTAGTTCATCTATAGCTTTAATAAGAGTATTCATTCTTTCAGCACATAATTTTTCATGAGCTGATAAGCGAACAGATGTCTCAGTTTTTGTCTTGTATGTCTTTCTCATATCGGCACTATATGTAGTGGTATGAAAAAGTCAATCTATAGGTGTATGTGGATAGCTAACATGCACTACCCACATAGATATTATTTATTCTTCGTCAGAATCGTCATCTAAATTAAAACTTTCATCATCTAGATCTTCTTCATCCTCAGAAACATATCCTTCATCAGGATTAATCTTTAATTCAAGATCATCAAGTAGATCTTTAATTTGATAGATTATTTCTGTAGCAGTTTTTTCTTTCTTTCTTACCATGCAAACTCCTATAGTTAGTTAGGCAATCGCCAAATAAAATTAATTGTATAAAATGTAAATGATATTATTATTTATAACTTATTGTTTTATAAGTATAAATTATTTATTTTTTTGAATAGAAATTATATTCTTCGTCAGTGTAAATCATGCACACGCATATAGTGTGTAATTTTAATATTACAATACTATTTAACTTCTACTTTATCCCAAGATAAAGTTTGTTCATTCCAAGTATATCTATTATCATCTATTGGCATAGCAACTGGTGCTTCCCAATTACAAGTTTGTTCATTTAATATCCAACTATTATATGATTTTTTAGGAATAAAAGCGTCTCTATCTTCATCGTAAGTATAACCTATTCCAGCAAAGTTTTTTCTAATTTTATTATTGTAAGAAGTTTGTTTCCAAACTGGATAACCTGTTAATTTTGTTAAGAAATCTATACCAATAGTTTCTTGCTCAATACCATTAGAATCATGAAGAACTTCATTATTAACTGATAAAACTTCTATTACTTTATTATTTAATCCTATTTTTGCAAAATGTGCCATAATTTATATCCTATGCTGTATAAGTTCCTGAACCTGTAAATTTTATAATTGTATTACTACCTGAAGTAGTTATTGTAGGTGATCCTGTCGTAGTTACAGAGTAATTAGCAGTTGGTACACTTAATATAACAACTCCACTTCCTCCAGATCCTGAAGGAAGAGATGCAGTTCTTGATGCACCTCCTCCACCACCAGAACCAGTATTTACTGAACCAGAAGTTCCACCACTACCAGTATATACAGAACCTTGTCCACCAATTCCTGAAGCGGCAGGAGTTTGACCATTATCATTACCACCACCTCCTCCAGCAGCATAATAAAGAGCAGAACCTGTTATTGAATTAGATGTTCCATTTCCTCCATTTGGTTGAAAACCAGCAGAACCAGAGCCACCACCTCCTCCAGCTCCTCCTCCTCCAACAGATGCACCATTATTTCCTTGTGATGGTGATGTGCTTGGTGTGTTTCCTGTTCCACCAGATCCTGAACCACCACCTCCAGAACCTCCTGAACCACCTGTAGCTGAATTTGCTGATCCATAACCTCCTCCAGCAGAAGTTATGGTTGTTAATCCTGAACCAGAAATTGAAGATTGATTACCTTGTGTTCCATTTGCTCCTGAACTTGATGTGCCAGAACCTCCAGTACCAACTGTTACTGTAATTACTGTTCCAACATTTACTGATTGAGTTGATGTTCTATATCCTCCAGCACCTCCACCTCCACCATTATTTGCAAAACTAATTCCACCTCCTCCTCCACCACCTCCACCAACTACTAAAAAATCTATTGAATAAGGAACAGTAATAGCAGATGTTCCTTCATTAGCAGCAGAACTTACTAACCAACCACTTGTTGAATCTATATATGTTAAAGTTAATGCTTCATTATTTGTTTTAACTATAACATTTGAAGTTTGAGATTGAATTTTCAATCCATTAGGATTAAGAGTAATATTATTAGTCGCAGCCGTTCCTGCGTAATCTACTATTTGAATTGTATCTCCAGCACTAGCAGATGCAGGCAGAGTAACTGTAAATGCAGCTGATGTTGTATTACAAGGATAACCTTGTCCAGCTACAGCAGTAAATCCAGCAGTCTTAACTGATTGCCAAGCAATTAATCCAGAAGTTCCAGATGCAAGTTTAGCAGAAGTTATTGTACCATCAGAAGGAGTACCTATTGATAAAACATCGCCTAATACTACAATTGAATTAATTACATCAGATGTAGTTAATGCTGAAGCAAATACTATTGTTGATCCTGATATTGTATAATCAGTTGTTGGTGATTGTAATATTCCATTAAGAGTTACTAAGCAGTTAGTAGCTGATTGAGGATAATAAGCAACTCCACCGCTTGTTAAATTAAATGTAGTTGTAGCAGATGTAGTAATAGCATCTAATTTTAAAAAGTTTCCTACAAATGGTTGTTTTCCTATGTATGGCATATTATCCTAATATTGATTTTATCTCAGCTTCAGTTAAACCTAAAGCAGATAATTTATTAAAAGCTGATTGTTTGTTTTGTTCTTTAATAATTTCTTTATTATTTTCTTTTGTTTGAAGCTCTGTTTGCTTAGCTAATATTTGTTCATTAGTAATATTAGTTGGATTACCATCATGCCAAATTAAATTATTAACATTTTCTCCTGAACAAGAAACTTGTGCAGTAGAATTTAAAGCTAATATTGCATCACATATTCCTATTTTCATAATTATCCTTTTATTTCCATGCAAGTTATTGAACCAACACCACCTATATTACCAACATTTATTTGAGCTGTCCCACTAGTTATTCTAAAATATATTTGGTAAGTTATTGCTGATGTTGTATTTGGAGAATCTAAATAATTTATACCTATATTATTTGAAGCATATGAAACTGTGTCATAACTATAAGAAAAACTACCTGTCCCTGCAAGATTTGTTGAATTTCTATAAATAGTAACATTTATTTCTCCACTTCCAGTTGCTTGAACAGCTGTTGAACAAAAAATTAAAATTTTATTACTTGCTGATGATGGAGTTATAGAAACTGACAATGTATTAGAACCAGTTACATAAGTTGTAGATGTTGTGCTTCTTTGAGTAGAATCTGTAGCAGTAACAACTTGAATAACTTGACCAGCAGTAGCACCAGCAGATGACCAAGTATTATCACCTCTTAAAAAAGTAGAAGATGATGGAGTACCAGTTGCTGTTGTTCCTAAACTTGCTAATAATTTTGTTGCCATAATTTTTAATAAAGTAATGCTATTCCATATACCAGCGTTTCTTTAGAACCAGATGATTGATTAGCAAATGATATTTTATATTTACAAGAAGTGCCTGGAGTAACTGCAACAGATGAAGATGAAGCAATATTAATTCCTGTACTAAATGTTCCTCTTGGACTTAATGTAACTGTTGAATAATTACTTCCATTATCAGCAGAAACTTGAGCAATTAAATCTGTATTTAATGTAGCTGTACCTGAATTGTTTTTATAAAGAACAACAATACCCATTTTAGATACTGTTGCTGGAGCTGTCTGAGATACTGATGTAAAGTTTCCTGTAGCATTTACTGTTATTGGTATTTGAAAAGGTGCAAAAACACCTGCACCTGCGGCAACATTAGCTTTTCCGCCATGAAATGCAGTTGTAGCTAATTTAATATACCTAGCAGTTATTGTTGGCATACCTTGTAGAGTAAAAATAGAACCACCAACTGTACTGCCACTTGGACTTGGACTGCTAGTATTTATATGTCCACTAACATTTCCACTACTAAAACCACCGCCAGTAACACTTTGATAATTTATAGTACTGCCTAATTGAGAAGCAGAACTGGTGTCCCAAGCTGTAAAATTACTTCCATCTGTACTATACGAAATAGTAAATTGAGATATTGCTCCCCAAGTTTGAAATGAACCAACTATAATTTTTTCTCCAAAAACATAATTTTGTTGATAATCATAAAGCATAAAAGCTGAAGTATTACTATTGTTGTAATTTACATAAGCAGCATTAGCTTGAGCAACAGACGGAATAACCCATTTTGAATTTCCATAAGCTACATCACCATCATTATCTATTTCGTAATACACATCATTATTGCTAGCATAACCACTTAGAAGAACTTTTGCTTTTGGAGAAATAGAATTGTAAGCAAATTCCGTTGCAGTTCCAAAAACTAAAGAACTAACATACTCACTAGCATTTCTATTCACAGAAGTAAGAACATCAATTCCTGAGCTATCTTCAAATTGCTCTATAAAAGAATTAGATAAAGAGTATGCACTTTTGTTTGCATCAGTTGCTTGTTGTAAAGCAAGTGTAGCTAAATCCCATCTAATATTTTCATCATTATTTACGCCATCTGCAAGTTTAGATGATGTAATAATGCCATCTGTAATATCAGCTGAAGTTAGTGGTTTCTTAGCTGGTTCGTAACCAATGTAAGGCATTTATTCTCCTATTAAGAAATTGCGTCAACAGTTGAAACCCAAACATCTAATGATGCAGCTGTATCAGATACAACTTTAAGAATATCACCAGATTGAACTACAACTTTTGCACCACCATCAAGAACTTGTAATGCTGATCCTGCAGGTATTGGTGCATTTTTAATTAAATAAAAATTATTTGTTCCATCGTTTAAATAAACTGATGCGTTAACAGCTGAAGTTAAAATATTAGCAACGCTAATACCAACTACTGTATCATTTGAATTTGCTGTAAATATTGTAACAGCTGAAGTTCCTATTGCTGTGTTTTTATATCTTGTAAAATCTTGTGCCATATCTTTATAATTCTTTCTGTGCTTTAACTATTATTATAACGCAATTGACATTGCAATAACAAATCCAGCACTTGGTTTGTTATTTAATTGTGTTTGAATGCTAGAAGTTACGCCATCTAAATAACCAAATTCTGTATTATCCACAACTCCTGTTCCAATAGATGTTGCATTTAAACTACTAACACTAACTGTTCCATATTCTAATCCTGTTCCTGCAGAATTAACTTTTAAATATTGATTAGCTGTTCCTATAGTTGTTAATCCAGTACCGCCTTTAGTAGTTAGTACAGTAGGAAGATCAGATGATGTAAGTGATAATCTTGCACTTGGGACTGTTCCACTTGTTAAATTACTTGCATTCAAATTAGATAAATCAACAGCAGCATACTCTAATCCTGTAGCACCAGAATTAACTCTAAGAACTTGACTTGCAGTTCCAATAGAAGTTAAACCTGTACCACCTTTTGTTGTAGGTATAGTTGGTAAATCAGATGATGTTAAAGATAACCTAGCACTAGCAATTGTTCCTGTAGTTATTTTAGAAGCATCTAAACTTGGTATATCTGTAGCTGATAAACTTAATCTAGCACTTGGAACTGTACCAGATGATAAATTAGAAGCATTTAAATTTGTTATAGTATTTGTAGAACCGCTAATAGATTTATTAGTTAATGTATCTGTTGAACCTGCAGATATTGGAGTTATTCCTAAAGCAGTTGTTACATCTGAATTTGATAATGTAATAGCACCAGTTCTTGTATTGAATGAAGTAACTGTTCCAGTTGTACTAAATGCTGCTGCATCCCAAGATGTTCCATTATAAACATATAACTGAGAATTAGTTGTATTGTAATATAATGTTCCAGATACTAAAGCATTGCCATTATTATCTAAAGTTGGTGCAGAAGTCTTAGCTCCTAAATATTTAGAATTTAAACTTGTTATAGACGAAGCAGCATTAGTCGCAGATGTAGAAGCAGACGATGCTGAAGAAGCTGCATTACTAGCTGACGTACTTGCATTACTTGCTTGAGTAGTAGCAGTCGTAGCAGAAGTTGAAGCTGAAGATGCACTAGACGCTGCATTAGTTGCAGACGTTGCTGCATCACTAGCTTTAGTAGTTGCTATTCCTGCTTGTGTTGTTGCAATACCAGCTTGTGTGGTTGCTGTAGATGCACTGTTTGAAGCTGACGTTGCAGAAGATGCTGCTGATGTAGCAGAACTAGCTGCATTGGTAGCAGACGTTGAAGCAGATGTTGCTGATGATGAAGCGTTAGATGCCTGAGTTGTTGCAGTAGAAGCTGATGTACTTGCTGATGTTGCTGATGACGCAGCGTTGTTTGCAGATGTTAAAGCGTTACTAGCAGATGTTGCTGCTTGAGCAGAAGGAGCATCCCATGTAGCACCATTATAAAAACGAACTTGCCCAGCAGTAGAATTATAATAAATAGTTCCAGCTAATAAAGTATTGCCATCATTATCAACTGTTGGATCAGAAGTTTTGCTTCCTAAAAATCTATCGTCAAAATTATCAAATACAGTTTCAACTGCAGTCTGAGCTGTTTGAGCAGCTGTAGCCGAAGTAGCCGCAGCATTCTTACTAGCTAATGCAGATGAAGCTGATGTAGAAGCGTTTGTAGCAGATGTACTAGCTTCACTAGCTTTTGTTGTAGCAGTAGCTGCAGATGTAGATGCACTAGTTGCTGAACTTGCAGCATTTGTTGCTTGTGTTGTAGCTGTACTAGCTGAATTAGAAGCACTCGTAGCACTGTTTGCAGCATTTGTAGCTGATGTTTGAACTGTACTTACATATCCAGATGCTGTTGTAGCACTCGCTGCTGCACTTGTAGCACTAGCTGCTGCTGAAGTAGCATAACCAGAAATAGTAACTGCATCTATAAGTAATGTATATTTAGATGAATTAATATTACTTGATAATGGAGCTGTACCAGCAGATGTATGTTGTAATTGAACAATGTAAATGTTTCCATTAGTTGGATCTTTAACTAAATCTCTTTCTAAATAAATTACACCAGCAGTCCAGTTTCCTTTATATGAACCTACGTTTGATGTTATTGTTAATTCACCATTGCCATCAAATCCAACAAGTTTACCAGCTCTTAATTCTGCACCGATATAAAACTCAGTGTCTTCCATTGTGTTTGTTCTAGATAATTTAATTGAACGAGTTACTTCTTCTTGCAATTGTTGAATTGCCATCATTGCTCTATCTAAACCTTCTTCATGAGATTCAGCAGGGAATGGATCGTTAGCGATATAATCTATTGATTGTGTTTGTGGTAACTCTCTTCTTAAAATAACTTTTTCAGTTGCTAATGGAGTATAATCGTATGAAGGTAAATTCTTTAAGAAAGTAATAGATCCGCCAGTAGAATTACCAGCACCAGTTACTGTATAATGTGTATTTAATGTTTTTAATGTTTCATCACCATTAATATCTCTAATGATTACAACTAAATCTGAATCCTGAAATATTTTAAATGTATATGTAAATGTTCTAGTAGAACCATTACCATTGTAACTATTTTTAACTGTAGTTGAAGATATTGTCATAATTCTTTCTTTTAATTTCTATATTAAATATTATTCATAATGTCTATTTATTACTGTATTGATTTTTTATTAATTTGAGGATTTTGCATAGTTTTCATTAACGCATCTTTATTTGTTAATGAAACATCTATATCTTTTTTAACTTCTGGATATTTTCTAAGCATATCATCATAAGCCAATTGTTTGTATGTTTCAAAAGTCTTTTGAACTAAAAATTCTCTTCCACCTGTAGTTCCCTCTCCACCTTCTTGAGCATTTTTATAAATGCTTGATTTAAATAAATAATCTAATTTATCTTTAAAATTAACATTAGATGAATCTTTAATTTTACCAATATTTTCAACCCAATAATCATAAGCTGATTGACCATTTCTTTTATAATCAGTTAAATCAACATCAGGAGTTTTGTTAATATTAGGTGACGCTAGTTTAACTTTAAGTCTAGCAAGTTCATACATAACTGGATCTTCTTTAGCATCAACTGATTTACCAACCAAAACTGGCCCCATAAGAACACCAGTTACAGAAAGTATTCCATCTGGATTAATATACATTCCTGCATGAATTTTATCTATTGGTTGACCAGTTAGAATATCTCTTTTTGGTTCTAATAATACAGAACCTAATGATGCTTTGTTAATTATCCCATCAACAAATGTTCTTGTTTCATAATTTGTTTTTTCAAACATACTTCTAAATCCGCTATATGGAATTGCTGAACCAAATGTATTTCCAAAATATGACGACCATGTTTTTTCAGATCCTTTAGAAATAAGATCAAGTGTGTCAGCTAATTGTTTAGTATATGTCTTATCAATTGTTTGGTGCATAATAGAAAGAATAGCAGCTCCAAATGCGTCTTCTTTGTTTTTTTCATTAATATTATTCATGTTTTCTTTTATGTCTGCAAGTAAACCAACAACATAAAAACGAGGATCCATTCTATTATATTGAACATAAGTAATGCTTTTATCATCATTAACACGAGCAATTGAATATGGTTGCCATCCATAATTCATCCATACTTTTTTAATATTAGCATCTGTTGGGCCAGAACCAGTTACTTTTGGTAATTGTTTTCCATCTTTTGTTTCAACTACTTCTGATATTAAACTCCAAGCATATATACCAGCTGTTGTTCCTAAAACTTGTCTTCCAATAACTTCTGATCTCAAACGAACATCTCCACTATTCCACATATCTCTCATTTGTTTTGTAAATATTCCAAGTCCAGGAATACGAGCTTCAAAATGTCTCCATAAATTTGTTGGAGTTCTTATAAATGGTGCCATAAATCGTAATTCAGGAAGTGAATTAAAAGTTTTTTGCATTGCACCACCAATATCTAAATAAGCACCACCTCTAATGTCATTAGTAAATGTAGCTTGTCTTGCATACTGTAATGC